ACAAATAACCTGACTATCGGTAATATCATAATTGGAAATGGTGCAAATTCGATGCAATCTGTACCAAGAGGTTCACTTTTGGGTGCAGACCAAACTGTTATAATCACCAATGGTGCAAATGCCGTAGTGGGAAATGATGTTACTATCAAATTTAACGTGGGATCAATTAACATCGAAGAAACAACAGGCAATTTATCCATCACCAGAATAAAAGATCCATCATCGGATGAATGGAATACCGAAGTACTTGCCGCTATAGATGGAAATGCAAACGAGGGAGATTTTTAATGGCAGTTCCAAATTCAAGAGCAACTCTAATCAGTTATTGCAAACGCAAACTTGGTGATGGTGTTATTGACATTAATTTATCTTCCGATCAGGAAGGTGATGTTATTGATGATGCGTTGCAATACTATCAAGACTATCATTACGATGCTATAACTAGAAATTACTTGAAACATCAAGTTACGGCAGATGATAAAACTAATAAGTATATTGCTATTGGTACAAGTGTAACGGGTGTATCAAATGTATTTCCTGTTGAATCCAATTCTAATGTCAATATGTTTGATCTCAGATACCAATTGCGACTTAACGACTTATATGATTTTACTGATGTTCAGATGATGCACTATTCTATGGTTAGTGGTCATATGGAAACTATTGACAATTTGATGGTTGGTCATCATCCATTTCAATTCAGTCGTCATCAAGACCGATTGTACATTTACATGGATTGGACAAACGATGTTGCAGTAGATGAATATTTACTAATAGAGGTTCATGAAATTTTAAATCCAGATACCTACACATCGGTATATAATGATAGGTGGATGAAAAGGTATGCCACAGCACTAATGAAAAAACAATGGGGTTCAAATTTAAGCAAATTTGAAGGGTTGCAATTACCTGGCGGTATCACATACAGTGGTGCAACTTTAATGCAAGAAGCAACTACTGAGATCGAAACACTTGAAACACAAATGCAAATGAACTACGAAGAAATGCCACATATGCTAATAGGATAAGCAATGACAGTCAGAACAGCATTCACACATCATACATCGACGGCAGAACAGGCACTAGTTACTAGTTTAGTGGCCGAATCTATTCAAATTGTTGGATTTGATGTTAGTTATTTACCCAGAACTAGAAATAACGTAGATACTTTGTTCGATGATGCAGAAAGTAATAGTTTCAATACTGCATACACTATCGAAATGTATTTCGGACAGGATACTATTAATGGGTTTGGTGGTGGTGGAGATATAATAACTAGATTTGGTTTTGAGGTTACAGATACGTGTCAGTTGGTCTGTTCTATGAGCAGATTTACCGAAGTTGTAACTGCTGGTGATGCAAATATAGTTAGGCCAAGAGAGGGTGATTTGGTTTTTCTACCTCTCTCTAAGCAAATTTATGAGATTACCTTCACCGAAGATATGGTTCCATTTTTCCAACTTGGTAAAAACTACATTTGGCAGATGGAATGCTCGTTGTTCAAGTATGCAGAAGATACAATGGATACGGGTATAACTGAAGTTGATAATCTTGAAACAGGTACAACCCCTACTGATAATTTCACGCAAAGCACAGCAATTGAAACAGATGCTGATGGTGGAATTGTTGATTTCACGGAAACTAATCCGTTTGGTACATTTTAATGTTAGGTACAACATTCTATAACGAATCAATCCGAAAATCTTTGGTTGCTTTCGGTACATTGTTTAATGGTATTACTATCAAACGTGCTGGTTCTGGAACTACAATTCAAAGTGTTGATGTACCTTTGGCATATGCACCCAGAGCAAGATTTGTGCAACACTTACAACAAAGAACCGAAACTGGTGTTGCCGAAGTTCAAGGTGGATTGCCACGTATGAGTTTTGAGTGGACAGGATTAACTTATGATGCTAGTAGAAAACTCAATACGATGCAAAAAATATCAACTACTTATAAAACTTTAACCTTTGCTACAGCACCAAATTTATTTTCTACGGGTGAAAGAGTTACGGGTGGTACTAGTACCACTACTGCCTTTGTGGTAGATCAACCAAGTTCTACCACAATTCGTGTGAGGGATGCCAGTGGTGCTTTTACAAACAGTGAAACCATAACTGGATCAACTAGTAATACTACAGGATCACTGGCATCATCGGGGGCAGATACATCGGATAGTAATAAAGTTATCTACTATTGGCAACGAGTTCCATATAATATGGATATTATGTTGGCAGTGGCGTGTGATACTACTGAAGATGGGTTAAAAATTGTGGAGCAGATTTTACCATATTTCACACCTGAGTTTACGGTTAGCATCAATGATGTGCAGAAAAATGACATACCAATAGTTCTCATGGATGTTTCTCAGGAAGACCAATGGGAAGGGGCATCTATAAATGAACGAAGGTTGATTATCTGGACATTCAGTTTCCAATTAAAAACTTACTTATATGGCCCAGCAAAAGAATCCAGAGTCGTAAAGGAAGCAATTACACAATTGTATTCCAAGAAGGTATTCAGTGGTTTGGATGATACACAGATAGCAATGTCAACGGCAAATATCAGAACTGTTCAAGTACCAGATCCAACTACTGCCGATGCAGATGATCCTTGGACGGTAACGGAAACACAAACGGATAATATCTAATGCGAAAAGTCGATGTCCAACTCAACGATTTATTTGATATTGTAGAAGAAGAAACTGTCGAAGAAGTGGTTTTATCAGATCCACCAGCAGTTGTGAAATCAGATGCAGAAAACCGAGATGGTGATGTCGATGCAGATTACGAAAAGAGTCGTGAGTATTACTATAAACTATTAGAAAAGGGCAATGATGCATTAGAGTATTCATTGGAAATTGCCAAGCAAACAGACCATCCAAGAGCATTTGAGGTATTCGGGCAGTTATTGAAGAATACCACTGAAGTCAATGATAGGTTGTTGGAATTGCAAATGAAAATGGAGCAAATGAAAGCATTAGAGAAAAAAGGAAATCCGACAAAGGTTACGAACAATGCACTGTTTGTCGGTTCTACTGCTGAATTACAGAAGTTGATAAAGGGTAAGAAGAAAGAAGATGAACTCGGAGAAGATTAATTATCTAGGCAACCCTTTATTAAAGAAGGCTAATGTACCTATAGACTTCACACCAGAGCAAATCAAAGAATATGTGAAGTGTGGTGAAGATCCGATCTATTTTATCAAGAATTATATGCAGATTGTCAATGTTGATGAAGGTTTAATGCCTTTCGACATGTGGGATTTCCAAGAGGACATGATCCAAACCTTTATGGATAACCGATTTGTGATTTGTAAAATGCCCAGACAGACAGGGAAATCCACTACAATCATTGCCTATTTGTTGCATTATGTGTTGTACAACTCAGATGTTAGAGTTGGGATCTTGGCAAACAAAGGTCAAACGGCTAGAGAATTATTAGGTAGGTGGAGATTGGCATATGAAAATTTGCCTTTGTGGTTGCAACAGGGTGTGGTTGAATGGAACAAAGGAAACGTAGAATTAGAAAATGGTTCAAAGGTTCTTGCGTCATCAACATCATCCAGTGCTATTCGGGGTGGTACGTTTAATATCATATTTTTAGATGAATTTGCTTTTGTGCCTGATAACATTGCCGAAGAATTCTTTAGGGCAGTGTATCCGACAATTTCATCAGGTAATAAGACCAAAGTGTTGATAGTTTCAACACCCAATGGTATGAATCAGTTCTACAAAATGTGGGTTGATTCGGTGGAGGGTCGAAGTGATTATGTACCGATTGATGTTCATTGGTCAGCAGTTCCAGGCCGTGACGAAGAATGGAAAGAACAGACTATTAGGAACACATCAGAAGATCAGTTCAGAATTGAGTTTGAAACTGAGTTTATTGGGTCATCTGATACACTAATTTCACCTTCTAAATTGGCAAATATGCCATATAAAAATCCCATTTACAGAAAAGAGGATTTAAACGTATACGAGGAACCTAAAGGTGATCGGTTTTATTTTATGGCATGTGATGTAGCCAGAGGTGCAGGGAAAGATTATAGTGCTTTTACAGTTATAGATGCAACAGATACACCATACAAAATGGTGGCAGTTTATCGCAGTAATGAAATTTCACCTTTGCTGTACCCAACAATGATTTTTGAGGTAGCAAAGAAATATAATGATGCACATGTGATGTTAGAGGTAAACGATATTGGTGGACAGGTTGCCGATATTTTACACTATGATTTGGAATATGAGAATATACTGACATCCACCATCAAAGGTCGTTCTGGTCAAGTGCTTAGTGCTGGATTTGGAAAAGGTACTGAAATGGGTATCAAAACCACAGCACAAGTTAAGAGAATTGGGTGTAGAACACTCAAAAACTTAATCGAGGAAGATCAGTTGCTGATTGTTGATTTTCAAACTATTGCCGAATTGACGTGTTTTGCGGTCAAGGGTAAAAGTTATCAGGCAACTGAAGGTTCTCATGATGATATTGTCATGACATTGGTTTTGTTTGCGTGGGTGGCAAATCAACGTTACTTCAAGGATTTAATGGATCAGGATTTGCGTTTGAAGATGTACGAACAGAGAATGCGAGAAATAGAAGAAGAATTAACACCGTTTGGAATAGTTAGTACAGGAATGGAAGTAGAAACTTTCGTAGACAGTGCTGGACAAATGTGGTCAGTTGGTGAAATGTGATTTTTTATAAATATTTGTGCAAGTTCACTTGTAACTTTTATAGGGAAAGTTTATACAACCAAACGATTAAGGAGAAACAGACATGGCAATCAATCTACAAAGTCCTGGCGTATTAGTCAAGGAAATTGATGCTACGAGTGTAGTTCCATCAGTTGCTACATCTGATGCTGGATTTGCCGCCGCATTTTTATGGGGGCCAGCAGATCAAATTACTACAATCACGTCAGAGGTTGAATTGGTTAAAATATTCGGAAAACCAACAACTACTGCCGTAGAAAAGAACTGGCACGTTGCTTCAAATTTCCTTGCGTATGCAGGGTCACTCAACGTGGTAAGAACATTAGGGGATAACGAAAAGAATGCAGTTGACGGAAACTCAGTTACGGGTTCTGGAACAGTTGCAGAAATTAATATAGGTGCTATTGGGAGTATAGATTCAGTTTCTGCTGGTGGTAGTGATTACACAACAGCAACTGGTTTAGCAACCACTGTTAGTCCAGCAGGGGGAACAGGAGCAACAGTAGATATTGTTGCTAATGCAGCTCAAACAATCACTTCTGCAACAATTAATGCCGCTGGACAAGGTTATAAGGCAGGGGATGTTTTGACTATTACGCAATCTGGTGCATCGGGTGGTCAAGTTATAGTTGGAGATATTTCTAGTTATACACTAGGAACTACTACTGTTACACCAGACTCTGCATGGGGTGGGAATCAAACAGATGTAACTGCTAGTCAAACTGGTGCAGCTGTACCTGCTGGTGGTACAGGATTACAAGTAAAAATCACAACACCTGCTGGTGGTGCAACTGTAACGGTAAATTCGATAGTTGCGGCTGGTACTGGTTATAGTGCTGGTGATGTAGTATCTATCGTAGATCCAAGTGGTGGAACTGAAATAATCAAAATTATTGTTGAAACAGTTTCTGCAACAGGTAGTGTAGTAATTGCCAATGCCGATGATTTCGATGCCAATGATGGTGGTTCAACTAACAGTTCTGCTGGAACTGCTAGTTTTGCTTCTAGGTATGCTGGTGCATTAGGTAATTCTATTCAAGTTAGACTTTTTCATCAAACAGGTACATTATCCAGTTGGAATGGTACTTACACACAAAACGGAATTTCAACTACGGTTGATTTTGGTGGTTTGTTCGATTCAGCACCAGATACTTCTTCTCATGTGTTGAACAAGAATGGTGGAATTGATGTCAATGATGAGATTCATATAGTTGTTGTTGATAAAGATGGAAAACTTTCTGGTACTGCTGGTGCGGTTTTGGAAAGGTATGTTGCTTTATCTTTGGCAACAGATGCCAGAGATGCTCAAGGTAATAGTAATTATTGGAAGGATGTATTGCGTAGAGATTCACAGTACATTTATGGTACTGGACAGTGGGATAATGTAACAACTGCATGGGAAGGGAAAGATTCGACAAACACAACTCCTTTTACTGCACAGGCAGCTCAAAGTGTAAATTTGGCTGGTGGAGCAGATGATTCTGCTGATGGAAATAGTTTTTCCAATAGAACTGCCGCTGGAAAGGGTTATAACTTGTTTGACGATGTTGATACATCTGACATCAGTCTTTTACTCACTGGTGTTGATGAATCTTCAAGTTCAGATCAAACTGCACAATTAGCAGAAGCATTGATAGTTATTGCTGGCAATCGAAAAGACTGTGTAGTAACAATGTCACCCAATTCTGGTGCTGTTATTGGCAATGCAATTTCTTCAACTAAAGCAGGGGATGTTGAAACATGGGCTGATGGTCTTACTAGTACATCTTATGGTATTGCTGATTCTGGTTGGAAACGAACATACAATCGTTATACAGATAAGTATGTTGATATTCCATTGAACGGTGATATTGCTGGTTTGATGGTAGCAACTGACAATTCCAATGCATCTTGGTGGAGTCCAGCTGGTTTTAGTCGTGGACAGATCAAGAATGTAGTAAAATTGTGGTTGAATCCAACTAATGCAGATCGAGATAAACTATACAAAGCAAGAGTTAATCCAGTAGTCGCAATGCCTGGCCAAGGTACATTGTTGTTTGGTGATAAAACACTATTATCCAAACCGAGTGCCTTTGACCGAATCAACGTGCGTAGGTTGTTTATAGTTCTTGAGAAATCAATTTCCAGAGCAGCCAAGTCTATGTTGTTTGAATTCAATGATGAATTCACTAGGGCATCGTTCCGCAACATGGTCGAACCATTCTTGAATGGAATTAAAGCACAACGTGGTATTCAAGACTATTTGGTGGTTTGTGATACCAGTAACAATACTGGTGATGTCATAGATAGAAACGAATTTATCGGTGATATTTTCATCAAACCAGCACGTTCAATTAACTTTATCCAATTAAACTTTGTTGCTGTTGGAACGGGTGTTGCATTTTCTGAAGTAGCATCGGCATAAATAGAGATAACATAGGAGAATACAAATGAATATAAACGAATTTAGTAAATCTCTTGCTGGTGGAGGTGCAAGACCTAACCTGTTTGCGGTTAAGATCAATAACCCGCCAGGACTTGACGGAAGGGATTTTGGTGCAACGTCAGTTGTTCCATTCATGGTTAAGACTAGTGCAATTCCTGGCGTTAATATAGGGCCAGTTGATGTACCTTACATGGGTAGAATACTCAAACTTGCTGGAAATACCACCTTTGATGATTGGGAAACCACTATCATCAACGATGAAGATTTCAGAGTTAGAAGATTTGTTGAATCTTGGGCAGAACTAATTAATGGAAAGGCAGATAATTTAGCATCATCTTCTAATCAGGAAAACTATACTGGTAATGCAGAGATTATTCAATACTCCAAAACAGGTAAACCGATTAGGCAGTATTCTATGGTTGATTGCTTTCCTATCACAATTGCTCCAATAGAATTGGGTTGGGATAACAATGATGCCATCGAAGAATTTGCGGTAACATGGGCATTCTCATGGTGGGAAACCGCAGATACTACCTTTGATGAATCAGGTCAAGCTGCAATCAAAACCTCATTCCAAGTGGATACACCTCTCGGTGATTTCTCTGGTAAATTCAATTTTGGATTTGGTTAGATAAATACTAAAAACTATTGGGGGGATTCTTCCCCCCACTTTTAGGTACTATTATGGCAAAATTTTTCGGATTTGAAGTCACAAGAGCAAAGAAACAGTTGAAAACCTTTGCACCACCAGAAAATGATGATGGTGCGTTGGGTGTTGCGGCTGGTGGTGCTTTTGGTCAATACATTGATATGGATGGTTCAATCAAGAACGAGGTTGAACTTATTAACAAATATCGTGAAATGTCTATCCATCCAGAATGTGATATGGCAATTGATGCGATAGTAAACGAAGCAATCGTAGTATCGGAAGAAAAAGAAAACGCAGTAAATCTCGATTTGAATGAACTTGGAGCTCCTGATAACGTCAAAAAGAAAATCCATGAAGCATGGGAGAAAATTGTGCAAGCATTGGATTTCAATAAGAAGGGGTATGAAATCTTTAGGAAATGGTATATTGATGGTAGGTTATATTATCACATTATTATTGACGAAGAACGTAAGAAACGTGGTATACAAGAACTTAGGTACATAGATCCAAGAAAGATCAGGAAAGTTAGGGAAGTACAGAAAGTAAGATCAGAAAATGCCAATAGTGCAGAGTTAGTAAAAAAGATCGAGGAATTTTTTGTATATAATGAAAAGGCAACACGACCAGATTCAACAGTACAAGAGGGCATTAAAGTAATGCCTGATGCTATTGCCTACGTGACCAGTGGTCAGTTCGACTACAAAAAAATGAATACTTTGGGTTATCTGCATAAAGCAGTTAAACCATTAAACCAGTTGACCATGATGGAAGATGCATTGGTCATTTATCGAATTAGTCGAGCTCCAGAACGAAGAATATTCTATATTGACGTGGGTAACTTACCCAAAGCAAAAGCAGAGCAGTATCTACGGGATACCATGAGTCAGTATAGGAATAAGTTGGTTTATAATGCAGAAACTGGTGAGATCAAAGATGAACGAAAACATATGAGTATGCTAGAGGATTTCTGGTTGCCACGAAGGGAAGGTGGACGTGGTACAGAAATTACTACCTTACAAGGTGGCCAGAATTTGGGTGAGATGGAAGATGTGGTTTATTTCCAAATCAAACTCTATAAAGCACTGAATGTACCATCGAGTCGTTTGGATGAACAATCTTCTGGATTTTCACTTGGTCGTGAATCAGAGATTTCCAGAGATGAAATGAAGTTCAGTAAGTTTATTGATAGGTTACGTAATAAGTTCACCGAATTCTTTGACCAACTGCTAAAAGCACAATTGATTTTGATGGGAATTATCAAAGAGGAAGATTGGGAAAAGATTCAACATGAGATCCAGTACGAATGGGCAGAGGATTCCTATTATCGTGAACAGAAAACGGCTGAAATTTTACAAATGCGGATGGAATTACTAAGTACAGTTGCAGAATATGCTGGTCGGTATTTTTCAATGGAATACATCAAAAAGAACATCTTACAAATGACCGATAAAGAAATACGGCAAATGAAGAAACAGATTGATGCTGAAGTGGATGGTGGAACATTAGCACCAGAAGCTACAATTGAGTGGGGTGCTATGGGTGCAACTGGTGGGGAACCAAAAGAAGGTGAAGAAGAACCACCAGAAGAAGAACCACCACAACCAGCATTACCACCAGCAAATGGTAATGGCCAACAACCACCACAAGAAGAAGAAAATCAACTTTTAACAGGTGAGAAACAGTTTAACATAAATAAAATACAGAGATTACTAAATCAAGGAGCTGACAATGGCAGTTAAAGATATTATTGATGCAATAGATGATGGAAATACGGTTGACGCAACTGCTTTGTTCCAACAAGAATTGGCAGATCGAATTATGCAAAAACTGGAATTAAGAAAACCAGAAGTTGCAAAGGATTGGTTGAACAATCTACCGACTGAAAGTTTGCCAAAGGAAACCGAGCAAAAGGGGGAATAACCGATGGCAAATATGACTAAAGTGTTTGAGCAGTCAAATCCAAATGGAATTTCGTTGTTTCGTGCTACGCAAGCAGGGAATTTGTCTGCTGGAATAACACAACAAACAATTGATGTTAATGCCAGTTTTAGTGATAATTTGGGATCTGGCACTCAACAAATCTCAATCAATGCAATTTCATGGAATGTTCAAGGTGGTGGGTATTTAATTGTCAAAGATGGGTCTACCGCAATACTCAATCTTGGTGGGAGTGGCACTTGGAATAGATTAAATCATGGTCTACCAGCACCACTTGTTATCACGGGTGATGCTAATATCAATGTAGATTCTGCTGGTATGGCCAATTC